CTGGGATGCATCAGGAACGTTAGAAGCCTCAGATGAAACAGGAACGTTAGAAGCCTCGGGTAAAACAGGAGCCTCCGATGACTCTTCAGAAGATTCTACCAATGGAACGGCACTCGCAATACGGGGGCGTCTCATTGATGGCCGAGTAGAGGCAGAAACAGGGGAAGAGTCTGAACTCGAAGAGTTTGCAAATACGTTTCTATATAGGTTTGACTCCTGTGACTCCTCTGACATACTATATATACCATATGATTTAGAAGCGATAGACACGTGACATATCATTCGTAGAAACAGGGTGAAAGTTCTTCATAATCTTTCCTGCTTTCAGTAAAATCTCTCGTTTCTCTATGTTATCCGGACGAATCTTAGAGGTCGCATCTTCTAACGAACACCATGTAATGGCACCAATCTCCCGAGCCATATAAAAATTATCAGTATTCATCTCGACTTCAATCGACGGATGACACACCGCAATGTAGTATTTATGACAATAATGAACGTGATTGGAACCAAAAAACGTTTCGGAAATGCAGTTTGTATTTTGTAGAATGGTAAAATCAGAAGGGCACAATCCCGTTTCTTCTTGAAATTCTCGCATGGCACATCCGATATCATTCTCGTATGGATTTCGACGCCCCTTCGGAAACCCCCATTCGGGCTCATTCCATTTGGTCGGGTATTGTGAAAGAAGAATCGGCAAACGCTCCCGAATCTGCCCATATCGTCTCTCCGCCGATTCATAATCATTCTTATGGGAACGAACCACAGATGATTCCCCCCATACTTCAAACCATAATTCGGGAAATGTCATAGAAGAAAGATGGGCATGTTCCTTTTGTGTCATTCCCTCCAGTAACACACCAATATAAGACTCCTCATGGTGATTATATTTTCCCCTTATAAATTCAACAAAAGACATGGAATCCTTTCGTTGAATCAGTAAAAATTGTATGGATTGGCTTCCGTTCGGTATCATAGGAGAAGGGGAAGACAAGGAAGTAATGTGTGTATCATCTTGATAACGAACGGCAATGATTCCATAGCTAGTGACAGGCGATAAACAATTTCGAAAAACATGTCCCATTAATCCGCAATTGGTACAGTGATAGGTACGGGATGCCATCATATTACTGAAAAATCATGTATTGCCTTTAGGCATGATGTGGTAGAGTAGGATGGGAAGAAAGGAGAAATCCTAAATAGAATGCACTTTCCTCCCAGTGTATGGGGACCTTTCTTCTGGCATACGATTCACATTGTTGCCATTGGATATCCGAAGAGTCCCACCTACACGGATAAAAAATGTGCAAAAGAGTTCTATGAATCACTTGCCTATCTCCTTCCCTGTGCCATCTGCCGAGAACACTATCGAGCCCATCTTACTTCCCATCCGATTGCCACGTTTCTTGATTCACGGACCGATTTAATTAATTGGACCATTACCATTCATAATCATGTAAACAAACTGACGGGAAAGAAAGAGTGGGGAATGGAAGAGGTTCTGTCCTATTATGAAAAAGTGGGGGCGCGCAATCGGTCTCCTGTATGGACAAAGGAGGACATGAACGAAGTCGATTATCGGTCATTTATCAAAGGGTTCTTGGCGTCGACTGCCATTTTATCCGCCATGGGAGGAGTCTATTTCGTTCTGAGTCGAATAGAATAACTCTAAACCTAACAGAGAAATGAATCGCCTTGATAGATTCGGCAATCATGGACCCATGCCTGCCGCAACCAATTATAAACCGCCCACTCCATGGTTGAATACGATACGTGGAGGGCCCACGAAGTGGGTTGGCAATGCACCCCCCTCCGAAACGATGGGAACGGCTGCCAAAATCGCATCCTATCTTTTTGCCATTTTCCTCGTCGTATTGCTTCTTTTGATTTTTGTACATTTCTTTATTACACCCATCTTTCAATTGCATCCCGGTGGCCCAGGCATGATACCGATTCCAGGAGGAGATGACGGGACACTCTTTTGGGATACGACGAATACGGGACAAATTCTAAATAAGGACCTGCCGATTTCCACACAGTCTTTCAATTATTCTCTTCTTCTTGATGTGTTCATTGAAAATCCCATGCAATTCTCTACCATTCCGCGCATCATCCTTACAAGAGGTGCACATAACAAAACCCCTGCCCCTACCTCAGGACTATCGATTACCGATATCATCGACAATTATAATTTGGTGATTGCACTGATGCCTGATACTACGGACCTTGTCGTATCGGTACTCAATACCAGCAATAATATGGAAAATGTAATCCTTCCTAATATTCCTACCCAAGAGGCCTTTCGGCTTGGAATCGTGATTATGGAAAATGCACTCGAGGTATACCTAAATGGAAAACTAATAAAAACGCGCACCTTCACCAGTCCTCCCAAACACGTACTAGGTGATATCTTCCCTTCCCCTGCAGGAAATATGGCAAAATTGCACAATCTCAAACTATGGCCGCGATTGCTGACTACCTCGGAAATTCGATATGCCAAGCCTGCACTGGCAAGCGCCTCTGCCTTTGGGGCAGGTTCCATGCCGTCCACCTCCATGTGCGGTCTCTCGACGCTGCAGGATGGGGCAGCGGATGCCGTGAACAACGCCATGAGTAGCGCGTCAAGCACCGCATCAAGCGCCATGAGTAGCGCGTCAAGCACCGCATCAAGCGCCATGAGTAGCGCATCAAGCGCCATGGGCAATGCAACCACTAGACTCTCCAATGCCTCGTTTGCATTCTAAAATGACTCCATCTTACAAATGGACCGAAGATTTTCAAATTGATGAGAAAAATGAGGATTGATTCGATAATAGTGTCGAATCTGATGAGCAATCTGTTCCGCCATGGCAGCATCCATCTGTAGCATGGATAAATAATACACGGAGTAGAGACGAACATATAAATCATAATTAATTTCAAGGGCAAATGCATCAAACTGGGCAATCAGTGCTCGGCACGCGTCGATGCACTCACGGTGATAGCCCCTATCATGATACTGCATGATAAGATTCCAGTAGATATACACAACATTCGTCGTCGGCCGAATAAAATTATGCAATATATCCTGGTAGTCTCCATATCCACGATGAATGTCATCATAGAATTCATCTAGAATCTCCAAGTAAAACATTTCCTCCCCATGACCATACCCTTGCTGAGTGGTTTCCACAATGAGTTCCTTTACTCGATTCAGAATGGTCATCCCAATGGCCTTTGTGGTGGTGAAGAGACACCCGCACGCAACCCATCGATACTGTTCATAATATTCCCTTTTATGTTCCTTCTCCTTGTATTTCTTGTCCGTCACATTGATGAGTTGAATATGAAACTTATCCGTTAGATGATGAAGTACATGGAGAAGCATCTGGTTGCTGTACCCGTGAGAAATCTTCGATGCGTTCTTCCCAATATTGGAATCCACCCATGCGAATCGAGTCGTATGAAATGGATTGGATTGAATGGTCTGCAATACAAAATCGGCCTTATTGCAGGTAATCAAGTGGGTTTCCGAGCACGTTCTTGAATCACGAGTGGGCCACCAGATTTCACGGTTCTTGCGTACGGTTTCCAAAAGAGAATGGCACCACAATTCCTCAAATTCTTGTACCACAATCTTTGTTAGATGTGATAAGGACGCCCGCCGCTCTTTTAGATGCGGTTCGACTTCGGCATTACAATAGATGACCAGATAACACGGGATGGCAAGCAACGTTTCAATGGATTGGATGGATTCCTCTACGCTTCGTGCCTTTGCGTGATATTTCTGTAGGGTATAACAAGCAGTGGTTACGGTACAGTCAGGGATACCTGCCATTCTGCTACGGAATGGATCCGTGGCTTTAGACCTATCGAAAATAAAAGAATACAATAGAGGATGCTTCTGGTAGTCTTAGTCGTCATCGCCATTACCATTTATATTATATTCTACGTCATCTATCCAGGTGCAGGAAGTGCGGATGGATTGCCTACACTCACTCCGCTGAATGTAAAAAAGGACATTATCATGCCCGATGTAACACAGAAGACCATTTTGGGAAGCGGTGGATCCACTGTCATGGGATATATTAAACTCTTGAATGGAGACCGCACCTCTACCTACAAGAATGGAACCACACAGATGATACCCATCATCCAGGTCATGCATAATTGGTACTTGGAAATCTCTCCTACCTCAAACGACCATAGTACCGTGCGTCTCCGAGTGACCACCAGTCATCAGGGAAGTACCACGGATGAGATGATTGATTTGCCGCCTATCCCGAAGCAAAAATGGGTATTTATCGCGATTCTACGAGAGGGTCGCCGATTTGATATCATCTATGACGATGCAATCGTTGCCTCTCAGCGATTATTGCATTATCCTGTAGTGGTCAGCAGCCCCTTATCGGTGGGGAACAAGGGCCTAGATGGTTCCATTATTCATGTCATAACGAATGGAACACGGATGAATCCCCGAGAGGTAGAGCGTGAGCGTCTTGCACACATCGACAGCAATCATACGGTCATCGAAGATAATAAAATCAACATGAGCCTGCCTGCCATCCGTTTATTGGCAGATTGTCCTTCCGGTTTACCATGTGACCCTATTACGAAACCCCCGAACAATCGATTGTTCGCATGGGATAGCCCATTTGCATAAGTTACCCAATAGATTATCGGAGCATCTGACAGAAACATGAGTACCAATAACAGTTCATCCCCCATGGCAAAAATGATTCCTATCCTCATCTTTTTTGCAGGATTGATTGGATTGTATTACTTATACCAGTATCTGTTCGGCCCGCAGACAGGAACGAGCTATGTGCTCCTCACAGGAAAGCAGACGGCAACCATTGACCCCGCCAAACCCATCATCGTTACCTCCAATCAATTGCCTAGTTTATTTGAAGGAGGAGAATTTACCGTATCTACCTGGATATACATCAATAACTGGTCCTATCGCGCAGGATTCAATAAGGCCATTCTGAGCGTAGGAGGTCCTCATTTTGATACGTTTCGAATCTATTTGGGAGGAAGCAAGCCCAAACTGAACATTCGATTCCATACAATGGAAACGGGAACCGTTCCGACCGCAAATGCAGCGCAAACCGCCGCGCAATCCTTGGCGGCGGACAGCCTATCCAGTACCTTTTCCGTGTTACAAACGGATTCAGGCCTGCTGGACGGCCCACAGCTATGTGACTTGCCCGAAGTAGAGTTGCAGCGATGGGTCAATCTTACTGTCGCGGTGAACGGAAAGACCGTGGATGTTTATTTGGATGGAAAACTGTCACGTTCCTGTGTGCTGCCCTCGTACTATAAAGTGGATGCAGGAGGGTATTCGGCCAAATTACTGGCGTACGGTGGATTTGGAGGACAGATTTCTACTACGACGATGTATGATGGGGCGCAAAACCCAGAAATGGTATACAAGAACTATATGGCCGGTCCTGAGCCCATCACCAGCATCGGGGGATGGTTCTCTACCTTCTTTGCACCAGGTCTTAGCATCAATGTCACATCCACATAAAATAAATCATACAAATTAGTAAAAGGAACTCGATGGCGAGCAACGCATCGAATTCAAAAGGAATGTTTAACGGGCTCACGGGCATGTTTGCTACCGGTTCAAACACAGGAGAACCTCCGAGCATGGTACAACAATTTCTTTTTGCATTCGTTCTTGTGGTGGGAATCTATCTCATTTGCATCTTTATGGAAGTACTCTACAACTACATGAACCGTCTATCCATGAATCGTACGGATGTATTACCCAATACCTACAACATTGATGATAAAACCATAACCATTTCACAGAATCCCAACGTATATGGCTCCAAACCCATTCACCTATCGGACAATGAGCGCAGTGGAATTGAATTTAGTTATTCCTTTTATCTGAATGTTCACCCTGCCGCCTTCCGTCAAGAATTGGGTCTATTGCACATCTTTCACAAAGGATACTCCTCTCAATTTCCCTTATTGGCGCCCGGTGTATACATGCGTTCCGATACAAATACCCTCCGAGTCTATATGAATACCTATAAGACATGGAATAATTTCGTAGAGATTGAGAATATTCCTGTTAGCAAATGGGTACATGTTGCCATTGTATGCAAGGAATCTGCACTGGAAGTGTATATCAATGGCAATCTATCGAAGAAGTTGTCATTTGATGGATACACCCCGTATCAGAACTACGAAGACATCTGCTGTTTTAGTCAACGGCGAATTACACTGACGCATACAAAAGTCCCCTCCGTCGATGAGAATGGATTCAATGTATTTGGGTCGATGAAGGGCATGCTAAGCCGTCTTACCTATTTTAGCTATGCCATTTGCTATTCAGAGATTCAAACCCTGATGAACGAGGGTCCCTCTAGCACAATGGACTCTTCGGTCATGTCCGAAATCCCGCCGTATTTGGCAGACAATTGGTGGGCATCGAAGTAGTGGTCGTCCTTTCACTAAAGAATCTGTAGGTCTAAAGAATATACAGATTACCTAGTACAACATGCCAGGAGGCGGGCTCTTTTCCTTAGTTGCCTACGGAGCACAAAATGTGATTCTGAGCGGGAATCCCGACTTTACCTATTTCTATAAAACCTATAAAAAATACTCCCATTTTGCCGAAGAGTCTGTCACCTTTTCCATGGACGGTCCGCAAGACTTATCCTATGACCAACCGATTCAGGTTCGATGTAAAATCCAGCGCATTGCCGATTTGGTACGTGATATTTATTTTGTGTTTCAGCTTCCCGATATTTACTGCAAATACATCGATTTGACACAATCTTCGCGGTCCTCTCAGTACAATTTTGCATGGACCAATTTTATCGGATGTCAATTGATTCAACAGGTAGGATGCTACATTGGCGG